CTGAAACAGTAAAAGAAGCTATGGTCGAAAAAGTTGACTCATACCTAAACTATGTTGTTGAAGAATGGATGAAAGAAAATGAATTAGCAGTTGAAAGAGGAATTAGAACTGAAATTGCTGAGGACTTTATTACTGGTCTTAAAGACTTATTCAAAGAACATTATATTGATGTTCCAGAAGAAAAATACAATGTACTAGACGACCTAACTAATCAGAATAAATCACTTGAAGAAAAGTTAAATGAACAAATTTCAAAAAATGTTGATCTAACTAAAGAAGTTTCTGAATCTGCAAAGTCTAAAGCAATTGCTGATATAGCAAAAGATTTAGCTGACACAGAAAAAGAAAAATTCGAGAAGATGGCTGAGAATGTTGAGTACGATAGTGCTGACAAGTTTAAGGAAAAGTTAGAAACTATTAAAGAGTCTTACTTCCCTAAAACAAAGATTGTTGAAACTGCTTCGAAAGATGACGTTGATACAGTTGCGGCTAACGCTCCAATTGAGAGCAATACCGATGCTATGGCTGCATATACAGCCGCTATTACTAAAAACCTTAAATCTGTAAAGATTTAATTAATTAATAAAACTTAGGAGAGATAAAAATGTATCTTACTGAAAACTTACAAGACAAATGGCAGCCAGTATTGGAGCATCCTGATTTACCAAAAATCGGTGACGCATACAAAAGAGCTGTGACAACTGTTATCTTGGAAAACCAAGAAAAAGCAGTTAGAGAAGACAGATCATTTATGTCAGAAGCTGCACCAACTAACGCAACTGGTTCATCTGTTGACAATTGGGATCCTGTTTTAATATCACTTGTTAGAAGAGCAATGCCTAACCTTATTGCTTACGATGTATGTGGTGTTCAACCTATGACTGGTCCAACTGGTTTGATTTTCGCTATGAAATCAAGATTTGGAACACAAGGTGGAACTGAAGCATTATTTAACGAAGCTGATTCAGACTTCTCATCAAGAGATGCTGCGTCTGACACAGGTTCAACTTCTGTACAAGCTGGTACTAACCCTGCAACTTTAAACGATAGTCCATCTGCTGGTACTTACACTACTGGTGATGGTATGTCTACTGCTAATGCAGAAACGCTTGGCGATGGTACAGACGAGTTTGCTGAAATGGCTTTCTCAATCGATAAAGTTACGGTTACTGCAAAATCAAGAGCTCTTAAAGCTGAATACACTATGGAACTTGCTCAAGACTTAAAAGCAATCCACGGTTTAGACGCTGAAACAGAACTTGCTAACATCCTATCTTCTGAAATCCTTGCGGAAATCAATAGAGAAGTTGTTAGAACAATCTACACAACTGCAAAAGCAGGTGCTCAAGTTAATACTACTACTGCTGGTATTTTTGACCTTGACACAGACTCAAACGGTAGATGGTCAGTTGAGAAATTCAAAGGACTATTATTCCAATTAGAGAGAGATGCTAATGCAATTGGTCAACAAACAAGAAGAGGAAAAGGTAATATGATTATCTGTTCAGCTGATGTTGCTTCGGCACTTCAAATGAGTGGTGTATTAGATTACGCTCCTGCTCTTGCTACTAACTTAAATGTTGATGACACAGGAAATACTTTCGCTGGTGTATTAAATGGTAAATTTAAAGTTTACATTGATCCATATAGTGCAAACATTTCTGCGTCACAATTCTACGTTGTAGGTTACAAAGGTACTTCACCATACGACTCTGGGATTTTCTATTGTCCTTACGTGCCATTACAAATGGTAAGAGCAGTTGGTCAAGATAGTTTCCAACCAAAAATCGGTTTCAAAACTAGATATGGTATGGTTGCTAATCCTTTCGCAACTACTAATGGTACTGGTGCAATTGACTTAACGTCACCTGCTGCTGGCGATCAAAACGTATATTACAGACGTGTTAAAGTTACGAACATTATGTAATATTGGTTGATACCGATTACGAAAAAGGGCGATTAGAAATAGTCGCCCTTTTTTTTGGTCTAAAAACCATTATAAATAGTAGTATGACAGATACAAATATAATTGATAGAACACCTAGTAAGTTTGACTATGCAAGTCCTATTCAGTTTAGGTTTAAAATGACTAAATTACCTAACGTTGAATTCTTTGTACAGACAGCAAACATACCTGGTATCACTTTAGGATCAACAAGTTTCGAAACACCTCTTAAAGATATTGCAGGTGTAGGTGATAAGGTTACATATCAGACTTTAGATGTATCGTTTCTAGTTGATGAAAATTTAAACAACTATAAAGAGATACATGACTGGATTACAGGTCTAGGATTTCCACAAGATCATAAACAGTTTGCAGGAGTACAAGGAACAAGTGCTGATAGATTTCCTGGCACAACATCAAGTACGGCTGCCACAGGAACAAGTATACCACAACCTCTATCAGAAGGTGGTATATATTCAGACGCTACTCTAACAGTATTGAATAATAAGAATATTGCAAAGACTGAGATAAGATTTCAAAACGTTTTTCCTATATCTTTGGGATCGTTATCTTATGATATCAAGGCAAGTGATGTTGATTATTTGCAGGTAAATGCCAGTTTTAACTATATGTATTACGATATAGTACAGATTTCTTCTTCATAGGCTTGACAATTAATTAAAAAAGTGATAAACTATATACATGACATTAGAAGAATTACAACAATCAGTTAATAAAGATTTTAAATTAGATGACACGGAACTAGATGCCGAGTCAATCAAGATACCTTTACTACATAATAAGTATCTACAACATTTCAATAAGTTTTCTTTACTATTAAAAAAATCTGAATACGATCATAAGACTATGTTAAGAAATAAGTGGGAATACTATACAGGTAAGGCAGACCCTAGTGTGTATCAAGAGAAACCATTTGACATAAAAGTATTAAAAGCAGATGTACATATCTATATGGACTCTGATCCAGAATTACAAAAGGCAGATCAAAAAGTTGCTTATCTTAATCAAATAGTTAAATACCTTGAACAAGTTTTAAGAAGTATTAATAATAGAACATTTTTAATTAAGAACGCTATTGAATGGAAGAAATTCACTAGTGGTGCAATCTAATGGATCATCAAGAAATATTTCCAACACATCTTTTTATTAAAGACAATTACATTAATTCAGATAGAATTAATGCTATGAAAAGTGAAATAATGAATTTATATAGTGATAAATCTAATTGGCAATCAGAATCTAATTTAGATAAGAATATAGTATTTAAAGAATTAACAAAAGATATTTGTATATCAGCATTTGATATACTTGACAAACTAGATTACAAAGCAGACGAGATAGAAATTACAGATATGTGGGCAAATGTATTAAAGAAAAATGAAACACATCAACCTCATACACATTCAAACAATTTTTTAAGTGGCGTTTTTTATATAGACGCTGATGATACTATGCCTGGTATTACTTTTCAGGACCCAAGACCAGGTGCAAATGTTATACTACCAAGAAAAAAATTCGATCATATGAACAACGCAAGTCTATTACATTATAAATCAAAAACAAATCGAATAATGATGTTTCCATCATGGTTAGTACATTGGGTGCCTATAAATCTATCAACGAATAATCGTATAAGTATATCATGGAATATACAGATAAGAGGACAACTAGGTGAACACCACGAGTTTCAATCGGGACAATTCTAATCTCATCATCATAGAAAAAAAGAACGAAGTTTACATTACGGTAGACTGCGAATCAGATGTACAAAGAGAGATATCTGAATTCTTTACTTTTTATGTGCCAGGTTATAAATTTATGCCAGCATATCGTACTCGTATGTGGGACGGTAAGATAAGATTATTTTCACAAAAGACAAAAGAAATATACTTTGGCTTGTACCCATATATTAAAGCATTTGCTGAAGAAAGAGGTTACAATATAGTGGCCGCCAAAGATGTAGATATAGATAACAAAGTTGATAAAGATGTTGTCACTAAATTTTCTAATAGTCTAGGTCAGAAATTTGAAGCAAGAGATTATCAGATAGACGCAATATTTCATAGTTTAAAACGCAATAGGACCCTCCTGGTAAGTCCTACGGCATCCGGTAAGTCATTCATCATATATTCCTTAATACGATACTACACTCATCTAATTAAGGAAAATGTTAATAATCGAATACTTTTAATTGTACCTACAACATCATTAGTAGAACAAATGTACACAGATTTTGAATCATATGGTTGGAATGTAAAGAAGTATTGCCATAGATTGTATAGTGGATATTCAAATCAAACAGACAAAAAAGTGTTAATATCTACATGGCAAAGTTTATATAAGTTGCCTAAATCATACTTTGAACAGTTTGGCTGTGTGTTTGGCGATGAGGCACATTTATTTAAATCAAAATCACTTACAGAAATTATGACTAAACTAATTGATTGTAAATATCGTATAGGTCTTACAGGAACATTAGATGGTGCTCACACACATAAGTTAGTATTAGAAGGTTTGTTTGGCGCTGTAAACAAAGTCACTACAACTAAAAAACTTATGGATAAAAAACAGTTAAGTAATCTGGCA